TTTTGCTCTTCGTTGAGAGTATTCCAGACATCCTCGACAGTGGGATCGTCGTCAGCATGTCGAATATCATAATCATAATCGTAATCATAATACTCGTCATCATCATAATACGAATGCTGGACGTCATCGCCCTCGTCTTCATCCTCGTCGAAGTCGTCCTCATCATAGTCGTCTTCATCAAGGTCATCATCGTCGTAATACTCATCATCGTCGTCATCGGCATGCTCAAGAGCGTCGCTTACTGCATCCTCAATAAGGTCGCCGATTGCCTCAAGCTGATCTGGCGTAAGATCGTCCAGAACATCTTCATCGTCAAGATCATCTACTGCACCATCAATTGCTGCATCAATGATTCGATTGATTGCATCGATCTGCTCATCAGAAAGCTGATCCAGAATATCGTCTCCCACTTCATCCTCCTCATCTGCATGGCTAATATAGTCGATAGTATCTGGTCCAGAATAAATGACTGCTTCATCATCAACATCTGTGTATGTACCATCAGCATGCGCAAAACTAATGTTTTCAATATATGCGCCAGGGTTTGCGCCAGCAAGAACGAGGCTTACCTCACGAATGATTCCATGAACGACATCCGTACCGTATTGCTTAAGACGATTCGCGTAGATGGACATGGCAGAAATATCGCCATGTTTAACCATCTCTTTTGCATGCTTGCCGGTCGGCGTATTATTGAACGTCGCATAAGCATACACACCATCATCACGATTCTCAAGAAGCGCATGACCCAGAACATTGGTAGGATCAGAATGAACATGTTGCCAAACAAGAGGCACGATTTGTCCATCACTCTCCTTGAAGGCATCGTGACGGATTACGCGACCGTCTGCACAAAGCAGATCGTTCTTAGTGGCATAGCCACAAAAATCGTAATCCATATAAGATCCTCCAAAAATATTTACTTTTTATAAAGTTTCATTATCTTCTTTTGCTACTTTTACCTATTCCAAGTTTTGCACGGTTCTTTAAATAACGTTCGCGCCTAACTATCGGATCATACTCAGCATGCTCTAGCGATTCTTTTCCCATTTTGTCGGATTGAGATAAATATTCCTCAGCTTCTTCGGGTAATGCCATTGATTCAGTATCTAACTTCGGCTGAGTAGTTTCAGCATTAGCATTCGGATCAACTTGATTAATCGGCAGGTTCTTATTAATAAGCTGGTTCGATCTTTCAGAATCGTTAGGCCTATAACCAAGAATAGATCTAAACTCATTAGCTGATAGAATTTCGTTACGACTCAAAGCATTAGCCATTTCGCCAACTTCCGTCGGGGTAACCATATCGAAAGCGTCAATGAAATAGCCTATTTTTTGACCTTGAGTCCTAGCGGTTGGAGTAAGAAATTTTCTCGTAAACTCCAACTCTATCAAATCTAATATTGGCTTTAAAACTTTTTTATTATAAATTAACTGCTGCTCTTGACTAGCAGTACCTTTAAAAACATCTGCGCTAATACCTATCTGATTATATAATTGATCAGTTAGTGTTTGAATCTGTGCTGGCAAATCATTCTCGAGAGATCGACCCAATGGTGTAATTTGCTCAGCCTGGTCAATATATGCGATACCGTATTTAGAATTAACTAATTGATCTTCAATAGTTTTTCTACGTTCTTCAGCTTGTGCTACACGAGTTGGAGACTTTAAAGAATATGGCAATTTAATAAACATGTTAAGTTTTGTAGAAGCTTTTTGACCGTCAATCTGATCGAGCAAATTCATCTTATAAACAAGCCTTTTTAGCGTAGAATTCGGCTCATTCATTATTGAATAGAACGGGTTCTCGAGAATAGCAACTTTTTCTTTTGGCAGAGTTATCTGCTCCTGAGATCCGGTACGTTCATTGTATACTTCCATTTTGACGAAACTTGGCTCCCAATTAATAATGCGACCCGTTCTAATGGAAAGTATGTCGAATGAATTATTTCGATCTAAATTTCTATCGGTGTCGACTGGCACTGCCGCAACAGCACCTTCATCAAGCATCGATAAAACTAAATCTAACCAGAAATCTCTAGATGTCTGATCGAGATTAGCTGATAATGTTAAGCATTCGTTTAGTCCGGATTTAATAGTTTCGAGGTAATGTCCATTACTATCCGTTCTAATATGTTGGATCTGAACAGACGCAACGTCATTAGCGATTCTATTAAAAATAGTATTAAGAATAGACCGATCGTTATTGAACCGAAGTCTATGACGATCATTTCTATAGAAACTAGATGAGCCAAAATTCCCATAACTAATATTAGTATGATGCTCAGTAGTCTCTTCTTGTCTTTTTGGCTCAGATTGAAATGCATTCCAAGCACTGGCAAAACGATCTTTTAATGACATTAGTCACCTCCCAACTATTTACTCGGATCTAAATCTATTCGAACATGTCACGATGTATCTTATAGGCCACATAAGCATCCATCATAGCCGCAACGCTATCGATCTTTTTGTCATTACGCTTTTTAAGAAGTTTTCTATTACCATTAGTATCTTCTAATGTAATACAGTTTCCCATGCAGAATGACATCAATTCTTGATCGAATAATAGCAATCGCTCTTCAGCCAAATGCTTTAGATCACCAAGAGGAACCGATTCGGTTCTAGCTCCTTGAATTACTTTTTCAATTCCATAAGAACCGTTTTCAGTTTCCCATCGAGCAACAAAATCTTTAGCGTTATACGGATCAAACCCAAAACACACGACATCGTAATCAGAACTTATTATGTATTCGTCAAGATCTTGATACACTTCCATCATATCAAGAACTGCTCCACCTAATACTACTAAGCTGCACTCTTTTATGAATTCTTCATACTTTTGCCGCATTGCCAAAGGTAATTTCTTAACAGCAACTTCGGTAACATAGCATCTAGTTTTTACGCCGAATGCGCCATCTCGCAAAGGAAACAAGAATGTAAAAGCACAAAAATCGTCACCCTGCGATAGGTCTGCACCAAGCGCACATGGCATGGACCAGAAGTCATGTTGTCTATGTGGAAGTGTTTCCTCATACGTAAAGAAGTACGTATAGCCTTCCATTGGAATACCAAAACGCTTAGCAAGAATATCATTACGTGTCGACGGATTCTTTTCTGCACGTTCTACATCTAGCTGATAAACTTCATAGCTTACAGTCTTTCCAATATTGGGCTGAGCTTTCATCCACATTGCCGGATCGGCAACTTCTTTAACATCATCTAATTTGTAATACCAAATTGATACATGCGGATTAATGTACTCGCCCTTAAGAATGGACATTAATTCCATTTTGATTGTATCGCCGGCGCTATTTCGAACAGTACCTTCTGAAGAAGTTGCGATTATAAGATAGTCGTCATTCTTCGATGCGCCCTGTTCGATTGCACCAATAACATCTTCTCGGATGTCCCCAGAAAGCCACTCGTCAATCGTTGCAACTCGACAACGAGAACCCTGAAGTTTATCAATAGACATAGGTCGTGATTCTATAATAGAATTTGTTAAGAAATTTTCTATACCCTTTTTTGTAGAAGCAAGTTTTGGTCTATTGATTCGAGATCCGGTTGTATTGTTAATGGATCCTTCTGTAAGAAATTTAAAAAGTGGACCTCTAGCTCTGGCCAATGCAGTTCTAATGGGCGACAGCGTTTCTTCTGCTTGTCGAATAGTAGGAGCTGTAACTATTTGATCCGTAGTAGTTGAATCAACTGCCGCAAAATATGCTTGAATAGATGCCGCATACATCGACTTAGCAGCACCTCTAGCTACTATTAAAAATTGCTTATTGGTAAGCCGTTTCTTAATAGATTTACGCACATAATGACCGCCATGCCCATCAGCATACGGCTCCCAAACAGATCCTTCGACAAAATAATACCATCCGAATACCTGTTCGCCCCATAGCTTAAAAGTATCGAGAAGATTTAAATCGGCACCGTCTGTCAAAGTTAATTCATTATTACAAAAACGAACCCAACCTTCAACGGCTTGATCATCATAAAAAACTCCTGGATTTGCTATGAGATCATCTATACGATTCATCTCCATAGAAATCTCTTCATTTACAGGAATCTCTCCTCGAATAACAGCATCGCGAAATAGGCCGTAATACTTCGGCACGGCCGTATTAGATAGGCTCATATACAGCCGCACCTCTTTCTATTTAATCATCATTTTATGGTTTCGGAACCCATTTACCATTCTTACGAGTATAACCTTTAACGTTAACTGGCATACCTTCATCAGCTAATCGAGTCTTTGCATCAAGATCTTCTTTCATTCGATCATACGTAGACTTTTGAGGATTCCATTTATCATTCATCTTCTTGGTTATGGCAATACTAGCACCAGTCGTAACGGCTGCAGTAACAGCTGCAGTTAACGCTTGATCGCCATAACGTTGCATTAGATTTTTAATGTGGCTTTTACCTGGACGAACTACATCATCAGTAAGATCTTTAAGTTGTTTTTCTCGCTGTAAACGAAGAATCTGATCTGTTAACTCTTTATCGCTAAGTTGTGAAGCATTATTGGCATTCCATTCGCGTTGACGTTTTACTTCACGACGAGTACGTCGATCGTCGGCAGCACGTTCGCGACGTTTTCCTGCATCGGTATAAGTTCCATCAGGATTTTGATACCGACGGACACCCCAATGCATGCCTTTAATACCATGATGGTAAAGTTCATTCATCGGCATCACTTCCATTTTGAATTACGAACGGCGTTTACGTGCTCTGCGTCTTGCTGCACGTTCACTCTCTTCTTTGCTAAGTTGGTTTAAATCACGAACGTAATTTCTCTTACCAGGCGACGTCGATCGGCCAGTCTTTTTACGAACAGCATTATATGCTGCGTCAACAAATCTAGATCCCGAACCTTTTGTTCTAGATGTATTATAAACACCACCGTTAACCCGATTACGAAGATATGAAACTCTATCGCGAGCATTAGAAGCGGCATTACTAGCTTTAGTTCTTAAAGTATCGGCTGCACTAGCTGCACCGCGACGAGCATTAGAAAGTCGTTCTTTTGCACTAGCTTTTTGACCTGGTAAAGCATTAGCGCCATACTTCTTCTTATAAGCTGCTGCCCTTCTTACATTGTAAGAATCACGAGCATTTGAAGCGGCAGTAGAAACTCTATCACGAGCCTTCGAAGCGGCAGTAGAAACTCTACCACGAGCATTAGAAGCGGCATTACCAGCTTTAGTTCTTAAGGTATCGGATACACCAGCTGCACCGCGACGAACAGCACGAACTCCAACGCCACCAACTTGTCTAGCAGCACTAGCTGCATTACGTACGTTATCAGCTGCCGCTCTGCCAACAGCTCTATTAGCTGCTATACGACCGCTAATTTCTTCGCGAACATTAGAAAGTCGTTCTTTTGCACTAGTCTTTTGACTAGGTAAAGCATTAACACCATACTTCTTCTTATAAGCTGCTGCCCTTCTTACATTGTAAGAATCACGAACATTTGACGCGGCAGTAGAAACTCTATCACGAGCATTAGAAGCGGCATTAGAAACTCTATTACGAGCATTAGAAGCAGCAGAACGAATACTTTCAACATCGTATTTTAAATTCGGAGATTTATTATACTTATCCCGTATAGCATTACGAGCATTTGAAGCAGCATTAGAAAGTCGTTCTTTTGCACTAGCCTTTTGACCTGGTAAAGCATTAGCACCATACTTCTTCTTATAAGCTGCTGCCCTTCTTACATTGTAAGAATCACGAGCATTTGAAGCAGCAGTAGAAACTCTATCACGAGCATTAGAAGCGGCAGTAGAAACTCTATTACGAGCAGCACCTACTGCTGAAGCAGCACGACCAAGCCGAGTGCCATCATCAATTCCTCTAGAAGCATTATCGAGAGTATCACGCACATTATTTGCTTTTGCACGAGCATTCGAAGCGACATTAGAAAGTCGTTCTCTTGCACTAGCCTTTTGACCTGGTAAAGCATTAGCGCCATACTTCTTCTTATAAGCTGCTGCCCTTCTTACATTATAAGAATCACGAGCATTTGAAGCGGCCGAACCGACAGTCTTAGCAAGTTGTCCACCACTGGCTCGATTAGCAAGATATGCCGCACCGCCAACGGCAGCTGCTGCTCCAGCAACTTTTGCAGCGGTTGCAAGACGCTTCTT